GACTATTCTGGGAGTATGTTCGTATCTTAAAAGAAGTAAAACCTAAATACTTTGTGCTTGAAAATGTGAACTCAATGCCAAAGGAAGCAAAAGAAATAATCACCAAAACTCTCGGAGTGGAACCAATAATGATAAATGCTTCACTTGTTTCAGCACAGAATCGCAAGAGATTATTTTGGACGAATATACCTAATGTGAATCAGCCGGAAGATAAGGGAATTTTATTGAAAGATGTCCTTGAACCGAAAGTTGCTAAGGAATTTTTTGTTAAGGTAAAGTCAAATACGATCCGAACCTCTGGTAGAGGTTCGGGGATTGATGATAAGCATAATTGGGACACCATCCGAATCGGTCAAATCGGCAAAGGTGGACAAGTTGCTGGGCAGTTAGTAAATGATAACTCAATCATAAGAAAATTAACCCCGATAGAATGTGAACGCTTGCAATCACTTCCCGACAATTACACCGAGGGAGCAAGCAACAGCCAAAGATACAAGATGCTCGGCAATGCTTTCAACTGTGCAGTAGTCAAGCACATATTATCATTCATTAAAAGCAGATGTGAAAAGGATCTGAACATAGTAACGATAAAACTGCCAGTAGGGGAAATAAATAAAGACAATCTTCCTCAAATGATAGATAATTTCAAGAACAAATAAAAATATGCACGTTACAAACTCAAAAAATTGCTATTGCCACACGTGTGAAAAAGTTTTTCATTATCTTGGCATCACAAAACATCGGCAAGCGCACAGGGTGAGAAAACAAGATTGCAGGATAACATTTACACACGGGGACACATACACATACAAATACTCAAAAGAATAAAGTGAGGATGACGCGGAATATACGCGGTAAGAGGTCTTACGCCTATGATTGATAGCATGGGATCGCTCGTATAGATACACACCGGCATACGCGTTTGGGGAAAGGACAAACACAAACAAAACCTCCTAGATAAGCAGCCCTGCGCGAGGGGTTGCTTTTCTTTTTGCCAATATGGTTGTATAATAAGCCTATATAATCGCTACGACTATGACAAAAATAAAGCAAGAAGAAGTTAAGGGAACTAACAAGTATGCGCGCAAGGCGGATAAGTCAGACGCTGATAAGGCCACAGGTGAAGCTGTGGGTAAGAAAGGAGGAATGAAAAGAGGAGCTAGTATCGTGGCAGTAAGGCATAGCAGAGTGATTGATCGGGTGGCAGCCAATATAGGAAAAGGTAGGAAACCGGACTTATACAATGCAATGATAGCTGAGGGTTATTCTCCTGAGTATGCAAGAAGTGGAGGAATAAAATTTAAGAAAACTTGGGATCAGCTTCTCACTGAAAGACTAGGTGATGACAAGCTTTCAAATGTTCATCAGCAATTGCTTGTGGCCAAAAAACTTGACTATATGCTTTTCAATCACGAGATATCTGATGATATTATATACGAGCTTTTAGAAAGCGTTGGTTGCGTGCCTAAAAAAATCATTCACGGTGTACAAGGTACTCACGCATATTATTTTGCACCTGATAACAAGGTAAGGAAAGATGCACTTGAATTAGCCGCCAAGATAAGAGGTAAGATGGCGCCGGAGACCATCAAACTAGAACAGACCGGCTTGCGTTCGTTGTCAGATGCGGATTTAGCGCGTTTGATAGTTGAAAGCAAAAAGAAATTCCTTAAAAAAGACTAGCTATGCTTTTCAAATGTGGTATAATGTTCATAGCTTACATATGTTACGTAGTTTGGAATATAGCTGAGATAAGCAAAAAATCGCCCATATGGAAAATCAACGAAAGAAAATAATACTATACTCTTTACTCTCCTTTTTAATTGATGTTGAAAGTGTTCTATGGGACATAGCGGAGTTTTTTATTAGACCGGTCAAATATGCTCGGTACTTGATCGCTAAAAGTTTATCAATTAAATAAAATATATGGGAAAAATAACAAGAGAAAATCAAGAGAACAAGACCTATTCGCGATCAAAAGGTGTGGTCAAAATCAACATCACTGTGCGAACTGATGTGAATAGTGAGGTTATGGATTGTATAGATATACTCAAAGACATCATTGTTGAAATGGAGAACGACTTAAAAATCATCAATAAAAAGTAACTATGAAAAAGAAACAGTATAAAATTTATCTGCTGGAGGCTAGGTATTCATCCATTGCGGTGTTTGATCGCAGGGATAAAATGACCGCTTATAAAAACGCCTTGAAAAGGGCTGAACCGGAGCTAGAGATATTTGACACTCACTCATACACGGATTTAAAGCCCATAGCAAGCAATTTTAATGTTCCTTTGAACCCAGTGTTTAAAGATGATGTACACCTCAAGTCAAAGAAAACACAGGCCTCTGCGGTCAAAATTGAGGCCCCAAAAAAGCCAAAAATTGATAAAACGGCTAAAAATAAGGTTAATGACACGATTGATGAGCTAGTTGGCATCACGATTAAGAAGCCTAATTTTTCATAGTTATGAATATACTCAAACCAGAAGTAGGATCGGGGATAGGGATATACACTGTTTCAAAACCAGTCAAAAGGTACTCGGATATTGCGAGTACCTTGCCGGAGTTCATTCAGTTCGTTAATAAAGCCGAATGGTTGAAAAATGACAACAGGCTTGCATATGCTATCTCTCATTGCCAAGTTGAAGCGCATCCTTATGCTTTTTTTGTACTTAATCCTGACTTGGTGGGCGACAAGAAGTCAAAGCGTGGTACAAAAGACACATATCAAAACTTCTTCTTTCCATCCCAGGTCATCATCAATGCCAAAATTATAGAGGCGCCAGATAAGATAGAAGCAAGCGTACCAAAACGACAGATAACAAAAACCCAAGACGGAAAGGTTAGTCAGAGTATCACGATCAATAAGCAAATGGTCTCAAACAAGATAGGGCTTACCGAAGCCTGTATGTCATTTCCCCATAGAACCCAAAAGACTGTGGAGAGGTACTATCGTATAAGGGTAAAATACCAAATAGTGAGAAAACTATTTGGTATATTTACGATACTTGTTACCAAGAAAGAGTGGTGTGAGGGTTTAAAAGCGCATATCTTTCAGCACGAGATAGAACACTCGGAGGGAAAGAATATGTATTATAAAAAATAAAATGAAAAAATACACAAGAGGTTATGCTTTGATCGCGTTGTCTGTTGTTATGCTCTATACATCATATCGTTTTGCTTTTGCTGGTGCTACTTTGCCGGATGAACAGTTTGGTCTGTCTTTTTGGTTTACTATGATGTCCGCTATAACCGGTATGTTGTCATTTTGGATTGGAGGATATGGAATATCAATGTTTTCGTCAGGTAATTATTAAATGTCGTAATGACCAAAGAAGAAACAGAAAAACAAAACAGGGAATTGATGATAGAGGAAGCTCGTAGGCTTACCGAGGAGCGCTATCGTTACTATGAGCCTTCGGGTAAGGGCGAGGAGTTTATAGATGCCTTTGCATCTGGTGAGAACTTTATTGTTTTGTATTCTGCTGCTAACGGTGTGGGAAAGACTGCTACTTGTAGCAATATATTGGCTCACTTGTTTTGGAATACCGGAGAGAACGATTATTTTAATGGCAAGTTATTCAAAGAATTTCCTTTTTTGAAGCGGGGCCGTATCATTTCCACTCCTACAAACATTGAGAAGAATGTGATCCCAGAAATGAAATACTGGTTCCCGAAGCATAAATACACTACATCAAAAGGAAATAAGAAATTTGAGAGCATATGGAAAACAGATAGCGGTTGGGAATGGGATATTATGACCTATGAGCAGTCCGTGGAGGAATTTGAGGGTATAACGCTCGGTTGGGCTTGGTTTGATGAACCCCCGCCAGAGGCCATATTCAACGCTACTGTGGCCCGTATGAGGCGCGGAGGCATCATATTCATCGGTGCTACTCCTTTGGCAGGATCAGCGTATATGTATGATAAATTCGCCAAGGGAAAGATAGATGTTGAAATCAAATCGGAACAGACAGGAGCAATGATTAAATTTGAGAGGAAAATAGCCTATATTGAAGCGGATATTGAGAGTGCTTGCCGTGAGCACGGTGTCAGGGGCCATTTGAGGCACAATGACATAATGAATATTATCGCAGAATACTCTGAGGACGAAAAACAGGCCCGTATTTATGGTAAATTTCAGCACCTTGCGGGTATGATTTTCAAAAACTTCAATCGCAAAGTCCATGTGATTGAACCGTTTCAAATTGACACGAGGAATTTTGCCGTGTATGAGTTCCTTGATCCTCATCCCAGAACACCGGATGCTACGATGTGGGTTGCGGTAGATAAAAATGGCACGAAATACGTATGCGATGAGCTTTTTATAAAGGTTACATCAGATGAGGAACTTGCTGTGAAGATTATGAACAAAGCATCGCAGTATAGAATCATACAGCGTATGTGCGACCCCTCAGCATTTGTGGTTAATCAACACGAGAAAGATGGCAAGAGCCTGGCAATGAAGCTATCTGAGAATGGTTTGAACTATCTTGAGGCTTCTAAATCACGTTCTATGGCCGACAGACGTATTCTCACGGCTTTGACATACCAAGAGGTTAAGGGTCATATGGTCAAGGCCCCAGAATTGTATATTTTCAGTACCTGTGAGCGTACTATTTTTGAAATAGAGCATTATAGATGGCAGGAATATACCGGCAAGAGTTCCGATCAACACGACCCAAAAGGTAAGCCGGTGGACAAAGACGATCATATGGTGGAAAACCTAGGACGAGCCCTTTATAATGAAATATGTTTTGTTCCTTATGTCAAACACACGATGCACGCCCAAGGTCAGGAGCTTGACCCATATGCGTAAAAGTTATCAACATATACATTTTTAATTTAATTTATGGTATAATTCTGCTATGACACCTTTTAGAGTTTTACAAAAACAAATTGACTACAAAGGATGCCCTATTATAATACGGCTTGTCGGTAATGAAACTTTTGAATATATAACGTGTATCAACGGAGAAATTTACTCAGCAAATATCGTTGCTAAAAAGAAACTATCCCAAAGAATTTTAATGAAAGGATATACGACAAAGCAATTGAGTGATATAACAAACTATGTCATTGCAATGGCACAGACCACGATTGAGACTATTTTAAACGGAAAGAAAGAACCGCAGAAAGGATCGGTTTTGTCGCCGTTTTCAACGAGAGCAAACACAGGATAGAAATGTTTGGTTCGTAATCGCCACAACTTACAAATTAACAATTTAAGTATGGCGATTATTCAAAAAGCAAAAAAGAAGATCATTGATGTAGCCTCAGATATGATGAGCGCTCCGGCTCGCATTAAAGCAGAGGCTGCTAAAAAGAAAGCCGACCAAGATGTCGCGGATATTAAGCTTGTGCGAGAAACGAAAAATGTTGATACATCAGATAAGGATTATCGTGATCCTGTCTTTCGTGCTAGGGCAAATGTATCAAATATGAAGTTTGAGAGAGAGTATTCTAAAAAAATGAGCGGTAAATCTCATAGATTTTAATATAAAAAACATATGGAAAAAATGCACAAAGTACAAGGAGATAAGATGAATATGGATGTTGTAGGAAAGAACGAGCGTATATTGCCTACAATTCGTCTTACGGATAAAGACCTGCCAGAAATCAAATCTTGGGAAGTCGGTAATAAGTATATTTTGATTATGGAAGTAGAACAGATAGCAATGAGACAGGGTGAGGAATGGCAGGGCGCCGGAGATGACAAGACCAAGACAGCTACATTTAAAGTTCTCAAAGTTGGTGTTGAGGAAACCGATGACAATCCGGCCGAGACGTATGAAGAAGACTACGCAGAAAAGAGATCAGGAGGTAACAAATAAATATATACTGGCAAATTTTGACAAAAAAAGAAATGGCTAAAAAAATATCAAAACAGGATAAGATACAAAAAACTCAAGATACGGAACTTTCTCTTGAGGAGAAATTGAGCAAATACGAATCTCAAGACTTCTCGGCCCTAATCAAACAAGTTCAGCAAGAATACAAGCTTGCTTATTGGTTTATGAAGCCAAAATTTGATGAGTGGGGCTTGCGCTTGAAGCTATATAATAATCAAAAGAGAGATAAATCAGCAGTAGGAGATCCGCTTCTTTTCACAATTCATCAGACTGTTCTTGCCTCATTGTATGATGATAGGCTTATGGTCAATTTTGAACCTAGGGAAAATGGAGACGAGGATGCCTGCGAGAATCTTACCGATATGGCCGAATATGACTATGATGAAATGGAAAAGGATGTGGCTGACGATAATTGGGATTGG